TCCAACACCGTTTCCGGCTGCACTAATGTCTTGGCATGGAAATCCTCCAGATACAACGTCAACAATTCCTCGCCACGGCTTTCCGTCAAAGGTTTGAACGTCATCCCAAATCGGGAAAGGCGGGAGAAGCCCGTCATTTTGTCGGGCGCACAGTACGCTTGCGGGGTATTGTTCCCACTCAACTGCACAGACTGTTCGCCATCCAAGCAAATGGCCTCCGAGAATTCCTCCACCAGCGCCTGCGAAAAGAGCCAACTCATTCATACACCGCCTTTCATTTTTGCAATTTTTTGTCTTATGTGGTCAGGCATCGGTGCGGCTTTTTTAAAATCAGCTTCTATCTTTGCCAAGGCGGGGTCAATTAGGGGTTTGGCCTTGATTTCAGGAATATCAGCGCCATCCCATCTTTGTTGGTTTAAATAGACCTTTGGGGCGGGTATAAATGCCCCGTTATCTTTTAGCCAAGCGGCTGTTGTTGCCATCCATTGAACGTGTTTCAAGATGATGTGTTTTTGACTGAAATAATAGGATTCAACCCATTTTTTCTTGCAAGCTGACTTCTCACCTTTGCGAAAACATTTGGGATATGCCACCCAAAATTCTTCAAAACCTTCGTCTGTCAATGACGGTGTTTTGGGTTGTTCAAAGCCAAATAAGTCCATTGTGTTTTCTTTAGGCATAGGTTCTCCAAGGGTGGATATACCACCTTTCTCCATCACTCTGTTTTGCATAATTCATCTTAATTCGTCTAAATAAAACAAGAGCAACCAAGTGCGCTTGACGGGTTAATTCGCTTATACATCTGGCCTTGTTTCCACCGTTGTACCAAATGCTTTATCAGTCGCTTAACCAACGCTGATCGGCAAGTCAGGGGGTGTGTCCTGTTGTCGGTGTTTTCTTCCAAGCCATCCATGCAAATGCGCTGCTGTCGTGTGGAGTACGGCTGCACGAAAAGAGGACATAAAAAAAGCCGTTTACAACTGCCCTCGGTAGGAACCCTAGAGTAAAAACCAAGGGCGAGAGCATGTGTAAACGGCTTCAATTTATTGCTTCCTACGGCAACGATTTAATTATAAGCACATTTTTTAAAGTTTGTCAAACCATTCAGGTTTTAAAACCATCAATTGATACAAACGGCCTGTTGGAATCACTTTCCAATGATTTACAGCAGCTCTTGTGATGCCTAAGATACGGGCCAGCTCACTCTGTGAGCCTGCTAGGGTGATAGCCTTTTGTTTGTCCATGCAATCAGTATATCAAAATAAACATTGATATATTTGCATAAAAACAACATTAGGGAAAGTCCCTATAAAAAAGTCTTGCCATGTGTTTAGATTGCTATACAATCCACCCATGCCCTAGCAAATCGCATGGGGTCTTTTTAGGAGGTCTTATGACCGATTTCACTTTCTCTCCCGCTGACTTTACCGCTACTGAAATCACAGTAGTCGCCAACACTCCAGACGCCAAGGAGTACCTTGCACAGCGTTATGGCGTTGGTTGTGTTTCCATCAACATTCGTAAGTCTGCTGCGCCAGAGTTTGCGGATTCTTTTGAGTTTCAAAGTCTTAGCTACTCTTGATTAACAGGGCTTTGGCCCTCTAAGGAAACCAAATGATTGACTACAAACTTCACTATTACTTTGATGACGTTGTGTCTTATGACAATGGCACAACGCTTGAGAACGTCAAGGTTGGTTATGACTACTACCCACCTGAAATCAATATGCCCCATGACCACAACTCAGCGGAAATCTACGATGTGTTTGTCTTTAACTTAAAAGGTGACAACATTTCTTGTGATCTGCCTTTATCAGAATTCCAACACATCATGTCTGAAACCAAAATTCACCACGCCCGTATGCTGAAAGAACAAAATGAAATCTAAGATTATTCAAACCCTTGTTGAGTGCGTGTTAGCCATCATCATCTTTGGCGGCATTGGCGTAATGTTGGCTTGGAGGGGCTAACCATGCTTGACCACCTCAAAGATTATTTCCGATTGCCATCAGCTAAAGAATTGGCTGCCAAAGAACTTGAAATGGCCCAACGCAAGCTATTAGAGGCTCTTAGCGCACAGGAATACGCCAAACGCATGGGTGACTATCACTCAGACCGAATCAAACGCCTCACGGCTTATTTAAAGGAAGAAGCATGAAAAACCTAGCAACCGCATTGGTCAAAGCACAAAAGGCTTTTGGCCCCGCCCTCAAGTCATCCACAAACCCACATTTCAAGTCACGTTACGCAGACTTAGCGGCTTGCGTTGAGGCGGTCATTGACGCTCTAAACGACAACGGTATTGCCCTTATTCAAAAGAACTACGATTGCACCAACGGTGTGATGATTGAAACCATGTTCATTCACGAATCGGGTGAAATGCTTGAGTGTGGGATTCTCCATGTACCCGCTAACAAACAAGATGCCCAAGGTTATGGATCGGCTTTGACGTATGCAAGGCGCTACAGTTTGATGGCGGCTTGTGGCATAGCCCCCGAGGATGATGACGGTAACGTAGCAAGTCGAAAGACGGTTATTGAAAAGCCATCGGTTAACGAAAGCGCCCTTACAGACCATTTATCGGCTATTGAGGCATCAACAGACCAAGACAGTTTAAAAAGCGCCTACAAACTCGCTTATGCGGCTTGTAATGGAAACACAGAGTGGCAAGGCAAAGTGATTGCAGCTAAAGATAAAGCAAAGGGGAAATTATGATAGTCCAAGGCACAGATGAATGGTTTGAGGCTCGCATAGGCAAGGTCACCGCTTCCCGTGTGGCTGATGTACTTGCCAAGACCAAAACGGGTTACTCGACAAGTCGAGACAACTACATGGCGCAGTTGGTGTGCGAACGCCTAACGGGTCAAAAGGGCGACAGTTTTACAAATGCTGCTATGCAACATGGAACAGAAACAGAACCGCTTGCCCGTCTGTCTTACGAAGTCGCTCAGAACGTCTTGGTTGATGAAGTGGGGTTTATCCCTCACCCATCCATCATCATGGCGGGCGCTTCCCCTGATGGGCTTGTAGGGGACGATGGCCTTTTGGAAATCAAATGCCCCAATACAGCCACGCACATTGAGACTTTGTTGTCTCAGACTGTGCCAGGCAAGTACAACACCCAGATGCAATTCCAAATGGCTTGCACAGGGCGCAGCTGGTGTGACTTTGTGTCTTTTGACAACCGTCTACCCGCAGAACTTCAGTTGTTTGTTAAACGTGTCCCAAGGGACAATATGTATATCAGGCTAATGGAAGAAGAAATTGTCAAATTCTTAAATGAACTTGATATAAAAATTGCTCAACTTATGGAAATTAAAAATGTCTAAAATTTACGAAATCACCGTTGTGTCGGGAAAATACACAAACAAAGATGGTGTGGAAAAATCCCGCTATCAAAACATTGGATCGGTCATTGAGACAAAGAATGGCCCGATGTTGAAATTAGATAGCATCCCACTTCCCGATGGCGGTTGGAATGGTTGGGCATACTTAAACACCCCCAAGCCAAAAGATGATTACAAAGGTCTGCCAAAAGACGATGACATAGATTTTTAAGTTTACGGGGGGAAAGCTGTGCAAAGGGTAATCCTAGCTTGCAGACGAACAGCGATTTCTCCACCCAATAAGGAAACATCATGGACTATAAAGAAACATTTAAACGCATTTTTGCCATGCCCGAATTCCCAAGAGTTAGGGCGAATGATCCGATAACCTCATTTGAAGCAGCGGAGTCAATCAAAGACGCTGTTTCCCAACACCATCAAACCATCTTGGATTGCCTCCAAAAACACGGTGCTTTGGGTAAAGATGGAATATCGGCTCGCACAGACTTAGATTCAAATCAGGTAGCTAGGCGCTTAAACGAAATGAAAGTCATTGGGCTTATCCAATTGACAGGCAACACAGTTAAATCCAATTCAGGAAGAAATGAAAGAGAATGGCAATGTATCCACTCGGACTAAATCAAAACCAACCCGTCCACAAATTACGCTCTTGTAATAAATGCGATCAAGTTAAACCGCCCGAGGGCGGGATTGACATGGGTCACAAATGGATTTGTCAGACTTGTTGGGTGACAAGAAAGCATTTAAAAAATGACCAAAGACGAACTAATTAACTTGCTACGCATCACAGGCGCTCAAGAAGCCTCCATAGACGCTGTATGCGCTGCTTACGATGCGGGTTGGAACGATGCCCTTGATGATTACGCAAAACGATTAGAGGCGCTTTCTTTTGGCAAAGACACGATTAACAGTTTTAGTGTCTTTATTAAGTCAGCTAAGAAATAGCGCTCTTTCGTCTAATCTTCGTTTTTGTAAGCCTTTAAGAACTTTGCCACCCGCCATGCAATACTTTAAAAGTTCTTCGGCAGCGCCCTCCATGTCGCCACGAATCACCTTTTGGCGCATGGTTGAGCGTTGTAATGTGCCTAGCCCAACATTGAATGAAAATGAAACAAGTGCGTCAAACTGACCTTGAGTAAGAGAAACAGGGCAATAATTAGCCACTCCCTTCTCAAACCTAGCAAGATCAGCCCTAAGAATTTCATTGACTTCCTCCATGCTATGTTTACGCATGGCCTCTTGGGGGGGTGTAAACGCATCACGTTGGTCAATCTTTAGCTTTCCTTGTTCGGGAAACATGACATGGCCCACTCCCACAGTCCACAGTTTTGCAGGGCATTTATACGGGTTTTGACGCACACCTTCGTGATGGCGAATCATGTGCAAGCATTTTTCGGAAATGTTCATTTGCCAAAGGCTCTGCCGCCAAAGTGGAAAGCAATGATGGAAGCAAAAAGAGCCTGGGTGTCAGAGTCCCATAACATTTCAGCCAATTCTACAAATGTAGCGCCTTGATGCCATCCATACGCAAACAAACCAACATCTACAAATAGCAATAAGAAAAAGAAACCGTAAGTAATGACAGGGCGAACAGAAGCCCTTAGATTTCTCATCCAAGGTGATGTGCCTTCATTCAGGCTTGTGTCATGGGCATAGATCGCTGACATTTCAGCCTGTTGTGCGCCAATCAAAATCTGTTGAGTGTTTGCAGCGCTTTCAGTCGCCAGCTGCTCTGACCTAATATTTTCTATGCGTTCTTGTGCTTCAAACCCCGCTTTCCGCAACTCTAATTCACGCTCAATCTGCATCCTAGCCAAAGCCAACTCATGTAGCTTGTCGGCACGATCTTGGAAAAAATCCAAAATCTTAGGCAAACCGCCCATCAAAAATGAAATAAGGGTTGAAAGTAATGTCAGCATTTGTGATCCTTTTTATCTTCATTTTGCATGAGTTTGATACCACTCAGGAATCCAATCATGCCGCCTATAAGAGTAGAAAAAGCGGGTGAAATCATTTTGAAGATTTCTGCGTTGTCCACTTCTTTGGCCCAAAGGCCAAGCATAAAGCTGATGACCATAGCCAAAACAGAGATGCACAGGGTTGCGCTGACCATTAGGGTCACCCACAGCGTTAGTTTGTCTTTCACTTCTATCTGCGGTTTTGTTGGTTTGGGTATCGGTTTTGTGGTCATACATAAATATCCAATTTGCGGTTTTGGAATATCTCCATGCGGAGTCGCTCTTGAACTACTTTTTTACAGTAAATCTCAAACCCTATGTCTTGCAGCTGAACTTGCTTTTGCTTTGCCAACTCAACAACTTTGTTGGCCTCATGCTGTTTTTCTAATTTGGCTTGGGCAAGATCATGCTTGTCGGGATAACCTGACGCTTGAACGGTTGGAAATAATCTAATGCTTTCAATCATTTTTCACGTTCTTTGGCATCTTTGTAACCATGAATAACTGCTGCCCTTAACCAAGTGCTATCCGCTGACCCCGCCCATTCTGCCAAATTGTTCCACATAACAATGTAGTCTGAAGCCTTGCAATATTGAGCATTGTTCTCAAGCCATGCCAACATCTTAAAATGGCGTTCTGTTGGATCATGGACGGTGTAACCAATCCCGTAGAATTCTCTAACGTGACAGCCATTCTTGGCTACCGCACCCACTAGCCCAAACAGTAATAACAGAATGAGCCAACGCATTCATTTACTTTGACCAATAGTGTGAAATGTAACCAAAGATTGAGGAAACGCCTGACACTAAGGCCATACCCATCCAAAAGCCACCACGCCCTTTGTTGGCTAACTCAATCAGCGTATCTAATTGGGCTTCCATCTTGTCAATCTTGGCTTCCATAGATTCAACTTTTTGCCAAAGAACCCCATATTTAACCAAATCGATTTCAGCCATATCAAGCCTTTTGGATAAACGCAAGCGCATAGTAAAGCGGCAAGTTTGTGCCGCCTGAACCCGCCACAGCAGACGTAAAACCGCCCGTATTGCCCACAGCGTAAGTATTGCCCGCACCCACCACAAAACGATTTCTCAAATCAGGTGTGCCGTTTTGACCATCGCAAAGGTAATAGCCCGTTGGAATTGAACCAATAGAGCCTGACCACATGATGATGCTGCCCGCAGGGATTGGGGTCACAGCTGCGCTAGTTCCCAAAATGCCATAAAGGTTGTCGTAAGTAGCAATCTGCACGTTGGCAGAGTCGGTCAAGATAAACTTGTAAGAGTAGCCTTCAGTCAGCCAAATTTCTTGTGGAGGCCGTCCGCTTGTCCCCAATTGGATTGGATTGGTGTTAGCAATCGTTCCCGCTGAAGTGGTGTAAGTCGCCAAGGGAGTGCTAGAACCCGCTTGGTAAGTGTAGATATACCCACCGTTAAGGGGAATGCCTGTGTTGGTAAAGAATTGAAAACCGTTACCAATTGGGGAAAGATTGACTGCCATGTTTATTTTCCTAAGTCTGAAAGTTTAGTGCCAGCGCCAGGTTTCAAAGACTCTTGAGTTTGCTTTGTGGCAGCTCTATTTGCAAGCGCTTCTCGGGTCATTGTCCCTAATGGAATAACACCGCCAAATCCTACAACATTACCCGCTTTCTCAAGCCCACCTTTAGCCAACTCTTTAGCACCCGCCACAAATGTGTTGGATTGATTGACATAGCTTCCACGGGGCTGTGCTTGGGTAAGTCTAGCAACATTTCCCAAAGCCCGTAATTGTTGGGCAGTCTCGCCATCAACCAATTCTAATAATCTAGGATCAAGTTGTTGAAGCGCTTTGTTATATCCCGCTTGGCTAAAATTGCCATTGTTATCAATAACGCCAGCTTTGTTTTTAAGCCAGTTAATCACAGCAGCGGACACCGCTTGATGACCCTCAGAGCCTTTACCAAGTTGTTCTGTTAAGGCTTCCAAATCACGTTTATTGCCACCAATAATGTATTTATTGATAAATTTATCGGGTGCAGCGTCATTGACCGCAGCGTCATAAGCGGGGTCTTTTTTGAGCAAATCAAACCTAGCTTTGGCAGCGCTTCTAGCTTCATTTGCCAAAGGTTTAAGGTTGGCTGCATCACCCTCTAAAGGCAAATCTTCCAACGCTTGTCTGACAAGGCTTGATGCAGTCTTGGCATTACCATCGCCTGAACGCTCTGCTTTACGCATCTCAGAAGCCAAATTAGTCCTCATGGCCTCAAATTGCTCAAAGGTCATCTTTTCGCCATTTTTGTAGCGTTCTAATTGCTTGGCAATAGCGGGAGGCAAAAAGTCTGTTTTAAGTTTTTTGTTTAACAAAACTTCAGCATTGGCAACAAACTGTCTGCCATCAATCGGAAAATTACCGCCCGCTGCATCTTCAAGCGCTTTGTATTTGGCAGAAATATCAGCAGTCCTTGTGTCATCTAATGCTTTGTAAGCATTGATCACAGTCTCGGCATTCTCAATGTGGTTTGTGCCATAAACATCAGGGGCTGCTTTGTCCCTAATTGCATTCATGTTCTCAATCAACTTACCATTTTGTTCATTGAAACGATTAGCCAATTCAGGATTTTTGCCCCTCATGTTCATTTCATCAGATAGCAAATTAACGTCTTGTGTGGCTTGACCACGGGTCAGACGCACAGGCACAGGCAATGTATCAGCCTCAACATGACGCTCAAGGGCGGGCATATTAAGTTGATTGATTGGTGTAGATCGTATTTCGTTTTGCAGTTCAGGGCTTACCTTGGCAAGCATGGCGTTGACGGTAGCTTGGTCAGTCGTAGCCGCAGCGCCCGCACTTTGCATACCGCCTTTGGCTTGAAACTGTTGTTGCATTTGAGCCTCTGCGGGGGTGCGAATTTCACGCCCCCATTGGCCTAAAGTCTCAGCACCTTTGACTAAAGGTTTGGCAACAACAGCTAAAGGTTTGGCGGCTAAAGCGGGTGCGGCTAATGTTGCCGTTCCCATCATGTTTTGCACATCAGGAAGTGGCAACCCTGTTTTCTGGGCAATCCATTCAGCACCTTTATTGACGTTTTCGCCAATAAATTCCATCAGTTTGCGAGAAGCCTCACCTTGATATGCAGGGCTTTCTGTAACCCCAAAAGTTTTACCAAATGGTTTTTCTAATGCGCCTGAAACGGCTTGACCATATTCCTGTGCTTTTTCAGGAGTAGTAAATGGACGGGAAGCGGCTTGAACAACTTGACCCGCCATAGGCAAAATGCCGCCAATTGTTGTATCAGCCAAAGATGCAATACTAGCGCCAAAATCTTTTTTGGTTTCTTGTGTTTTGTTGTAAAGCTGAGTAGCCATTAAAGGAATATCAACTTTTTTCTGTTTTTGTTCAGTTTTAGTAGTGCCTTTAAAAGCATCTTGAACAGCCGCACCGATTGCGTCAACGCTAAAATCATCAGTTGGTGACGGTGTGGTTGTAGGCGCACCGCCTTTTAACTTCATTTCTCTTTGAAGTGACTCTAAGTTACGGGCAGCAGAAGCATTGCCAGAAGCAGCAAGTTTGCTTTGTTTATCGTATTCGTCTTGCAATACTTTTAAAGACTCTTGATCACGTGAGGATTGAGTTTTAGTAGGAGGGGCTGACTTGCGACCAAAGGCAGAACTAACTGCGTTATTGATCGAATCAACGTCAAAGTCACTAACAGCAGCCATTATTGCCCCTTAACAAGAGTACCCATGAACTTGATTTTGTTCAATAGATTTTTGTAGCCAATAGAATCAGGGCCACCAACGGCATTGACAACTTCTTTCATGCCATCTTTGTCGTTGTTTTTCATTGCATCATAAAGACGAATAGCATTTACGTCAGCAACTTGACTCCATTTATTTTGGAAGTCTCTGGCTGCAAATGGGTCTTTGGTCTTGTTAAATTCATTTTCAACGCCTTGGTTAAATAAACTTGTGGCAGTTGACAAAGCACGATTAACACGGGCAGTTTGTTTAATGGCGGGTGCTGTCCAATCAGTTGTTCCCGCAATCTGTCCCGCAATTTGGTTAGCCGCATCAGTTCCACTCAAGCCTGAAGATCGTGACAAAGCCGCTGTTTGAAGCGCCATGTAATGACCAAGCTGTTGCAGATTGGTTGCGTTGTCACCACCAAAAGGCAATGCAGCATAACCACCCGTCAAATTGGCAATAGCGCCCGCACCCTTGCCTGAAATAACATCGTCAGCAATCTTAATAATTTGGTTACTGTTGAATTGTTGGTTAGGCACATCAGCGGCTGCGGCTGCGGATCGTGTGCGAATTGCTTGAGCATTTTGCAATGTGTCGGCAGTCTCGCCTGGGCGCATCCTCACAGGCGCATTGGAGGGCATTACAGGCGCTTGTGGGACGTTTGGTTGTGGCATACCGCCACCTTGTTGTGGCATCGCACCCTGTTGAGGGGCTTGTGTGTTTTGCTGTGGCGTAACGCCAGCGGGAATTGTCACTTCACCCAATAAACGACCGCTTTGATCATATTGGTAAGCAGTTGGGTTGTTGTTTTGATCAACCCGACCAGTAGCAACGTATTGCGAGCCAGGCGCTATGGTCAAAGGCTCTGCCCGTCCCGTCATGCGGATATTAGGCTCTTGTCCTGTAATTCCTTGAGGCGTTGTAATGGTTTCTTTTAATTCACTTCCTGTCCCTGTCAAGCTAGCTTTCTGACCAAACATTTGACGTTGTTCAGAAGTTGGCATGATGGACGCAGATTCAAGCAATAAGTCTTTGGCAATGTGAGGGCCAGCGTTTGCGCCCTTCAACATATCAATCCTTGCATTAAGTAATCTGTGCATTTCAGGATTGTCAGGATTACGGTCAATCAAACCTTTATATGTTTGAACAATCACTTTTGGATCACTCACACCCGCCATGCCCAAAGCATTGTCAACATTACCAATAATTGTGCGTTGTGATTGCGTTAATTCTTGCTTGGCTTTTGATGCTTCAGTTTGGCTTTTGTGAAGTCCACTCAATGAACTAATCACATCAGCGCCTGTCAACGGTGCAATCTTAGGAATAACCGCATTGATCTTGTCCATGTCAATACGACCGTTGGTTTGCCAATTTGATGGGTTGCTAGTGAACTCTTGAAGTTTCAAACGCTCATCGTTCTTTTGCTTTAAAACTTGATTCTCAATTTGAGCCTTTTCCAAAGCCAAAGGATTTAGTTGTTGCGCTTGTTGGAAGTTTTGAATTCCACTAGCCAAGCCAACCATGTCCCCAAGACTTGTGGTCTGGGGTTTGGCGTAATTTACGTTCATTGATAAGTCAGCCATGATTTGTCCTTATGTCGCTTTAAGCATAGAGCCAAGTAATGCAGTATTGCCAAGATTGCTTAAAAGGGCTGCATTGTTTGCGCCTGATTGTGTGGCGTTGCTTGCCAAAGCTGATCCGATACCCGTTGCAAGGTTGGCTGTGTTCAAGCCATAAGCATTTGCTGCCCCAATACCTTGACCATAACTCTGTGTAAGGTTTGAACCAAAGTTGGAAGCCAACGAACCCATGTTAGAACCGTATTGGTTACCAAGACCCGCCAATTGACCCGCTGAACTGCTACCAATTTTAGCCATGTCTGCCAAATTGCTATAAATGTTTTGGCGTTGCGTGTTAAAGTTATTGAACGCATTTTGATAAGCACCGCCCGCATAGTCTTGGGTATACTTTTGCAGACCTTGCAAAGCATTACCGCCTAAAGCACCACCGCCCATGTTGCCCGCACGTTGGTTAGCCATTTGGCCTTGTTGCAATTGGAATGCGTAGTTAGGCGCTAAGTTAGCGTTAAGGTCAGCATTTGTGAATTGACGGTTGAAATAATCTGCATTTGCACCCAAGCCTGTTGCGCCTTGGCTTCCAATGCTTTGATAGGGTTGCTGATAGCCAACTTGTTGGTTATACAAGTTCTGCATATTAGTAGCAGCGTTTTGGTTAATGTTGGCTAAATCTGTGCGGTTTCCTAAACCTAGATTTTGTGCATTTGCGTATGCGTTTGTAAGGTTTGAACCCGCTAGCGAACCGTATTGGTTAATCAAGTTTCTAGCATCAGCAATGCCTTGTTGATTAGCCAAACCGCCCAATCCTGTTCCGAGAGCAGACAATCCCAAGCCTGTGCCAAGGCTTGTGCCTAAAGCAGTACCAAGACCAGAACCTAAAGTTGAGCCAAGAGTTGTGCCAGCTACACCGCCTAATGTTGTACCTAAAAGAGAACCACCCGCACCCGCACCTAAACCCGCTAAAGTACTTCCAAGAGTTGTACCACCCAACAATGAATTACCCGCTGCCAAACCACCCGCAGTTAAAGCGCCTACCCCTGAACCAAGTGAACCGCCTAAACCCGTTGCGCCCGCTGCACCGCCAAGACCGCCAGCGCCAGCCGCTGTGATGCCTGTTCCCGCACCCATACCCGCAATTGAGCCTAAACTTGCGCCACCAGTACCATAAAGCGCTGCCGCTTCAGCAGCCGTTAAAGCACCCGTTCCCGCAGGGATTCCACTCAATCCCGCTAGGTCTGAACCAACAGTTCCCGCTGTTCCACCACCAAAAAGGCTATTACCACCAAGACCGCCAAACAAAGCAGCGCTACCAAGAGCAAATTTTAAAAAGTCTTTGTTTGCATCAACTTCTTGTTGAGTGCCTTGACGTTGTAAAGTGCCATCAGGGTTGTATTGGTTATAACTACCGCCCGTTTTGTTTTCACCAACTTTATAGGTGTAAACATTTTCAAGACCGCCAATTTGTTGGTTTTCACCTGAACCAACGGTTTGATATTGAGGCTGAACAATTGTGTTGCCAAGCGTTAACGATTGACCTGGGGGGATCGTAGCCGCCACCCTAGCAGCCACCTCACCCGCTGAAACCCCAATAACCCTTGCTAATTGCTCGGGAGGAATGCCGTAAGTCTGCATCGCTTGAGCAATTTGAGAATCACTCATGCCTTGATTTGTTGCCAACGCATCTTTAATTTGTTGGTCAGTTACGCCAACAGTTGCAGAAACTAATGAATTTATTGTGTTGTCCATGACTTAGGCTTTCTCAAACATTGTAGTAAGGCACTTTATAAGCCTGACCATTTACGGTGACATTTATAAACCCAACAGGGTTAGCGGGTAGCGTTGCAGAACCCGCTGTGGCAGTTGTGGCAGAACTAAAATTCAGCAAATTAAGAAAAAACTGTTGCCATGACCGTGATGGACGGTTAGTCTGCCCATCCAAAAACGGTGCTTGTGGATAGGGGTTAATTTGCTGTGTACTAGATAGTCCTGAAGTAGCCATTAGTTTTCTGCCCCTTGTACTTTAAGGTTTGCTGAAATGATGACAAAGTTCACAGGATCAGTCACCACCACTTCAAAGATTCTGTCTCGGGCTGTTCCCAATCTGCGCCAAATAGCACGATTTCTAAATTTGCCCGTTTGACCAACGCCTGTCCAATGTTCGTTTGACCAAGTAGAACCACCGTCATTTGACCAACGCAACATTGCTTGTGGGGAAGTTGTAGTTTGCAATAACGTCAAAGAAGTTGTGCCAATTACATAAGTTCCCGATACGGGGATTGTAAGCGTTGCGTCTGAATTGATGGTGTAGCTGTTTCCTAGATAAACGGTGCTTGCGTCCACAATACCACCAGGCCCCGACAGGCCCGTTGTCCCCACCCCTGGCTGAAACTGAATCTGCAATTCATCAAAATATTGCCTTTGAAATTCAGTCACCAAATGAGGCGCTCTACGCAATCTGCGGATAGTCTGACCATCGTCTGTGTAATTGGTTTTGTCTAATTGGTAGAGTTTGCCGTTGGCGTAATCCCCAATAATTACTAAACCTTGAAACGTAGCACAGCAATTACCACGGTGACGATCATAGGTGCTGTCTGTTGCCGTATAAAGCCATTTGTGCCACATCTGCGTTGTAGCGTCATAAGCCCATGTCAAATTCAATGTAGGAAACGTCACCACATAAACTTCATGGCCTTCAAGCTGATAAGTCCACGCAATCGCATCTCCAACGTATTGATTGACTAATGTGTTTTCAACCGCATGGGTAGAAATCCTTTGTGGGATATACCCTTGCATTTGCATGATTTGAGATTGTCCACGGTTATTTCGTGAAACATAAGCAAATGAGTTTCCAAGTCGATACAAAGAAAAGGGCGCTGCAATACCGTGTTGGGTAGATGTGCCAGGAATCCTCTGAAAGGGAAAAGGCACAGTTCCCACATCAGTCCAAACTTCTGAGGAAATCTCACCCATCAAATAAACTTCACGGTGATCAACAATCAAAGCCACCAAATCATCAGGCGCACCGTCTTTTAATGAATAGCTAGTGTTGGGCGAAATGGGCGACAAAAGGTCACTAGCGCCCCATTGCTGCGTTGTTGGGTTGTTATAGACAAAGTAATTGTCAATAATGTCCACGGTGTTTGCACCGCTAAACGCACCGTCAGTAGATGGCAAAACAGAAAAGTTAATGCCATACATGGTCACGCCAACAGCAACCGTACTTGACACGCTTAATGTGTAAGTTCCAACACCACCAGTTCCCGTTCCCAAAGCGGTAATAATTGTGCCAAGAGTCACGCCCGCACCTTGGACGGTCTGTCCAACATGAAGAACGCCTGATGTGACCGCAGAAACGGTCATTACCGTTCCCGCAATTGTTGCAGTCACTACAGCGCCAACGGTTGCAGAACTTAAAGACCCCGAGGCCACGGTTTGACTTCTGTTAATCGTGTAAGTTCCCGTCCCGCCAGTTCCCGAACCAAGTGCGGTAATTACGGTTTCAGGCAATATTCCAATGCCATACAAAGATTGATTGATCGAAATTGTTCCGCTAGAAACGGTTGTCACGGTCAATGTTGTGCCACTTGTTGAGCCTGTAAACACAGCAGCTGCGGGGCTTGATATGTACCATGTGTAACGATAAGCACCGTCCACAATATAAACATTGACCCCGTTGTCGGTAATTTTGACTATTCCTGTGCTTGAATTAAGCTGACCAATCACAGAGGGGACAAGGTTAGCTGTTAAAGCATAGACGTAAGGCCCACAGACCGCAATCAGCTGCTCACCGCCTGAGACAGAATGCAACCCACGCACTTCTTGCAGATTAGGTAGAACCGCCTTGACGGTGAGGCCAGGCGTTGGGTAAAGCGCAATTACTCCACGTTCACCTTGCTGCTTGGCAGGGTCAACTTCAGGGAAGAAATTGATGCACTCTTGGGCATCTTGGTAGATGCTTGGTGCTTCGTATGATGCGCCTACAAAACCGAAATCTGGCATGGTAGTCCCTTAGATAAAGCCGCCTGTGAGAATCCATCCAGCGTCTTTTGACTTGTTAACTAACAAGGCATCAGGATAACGTGCCACTTGCAATGGCGACATATTGGTGCGCTTCAAGGTAGCTTTGGCTTGCCCCGCAAACGTCTGAATCATCGTTATTTGCGTTGGTGAGGCTTTGCCATACATGGGCATCAAACGCTCTGCTAAACACCATCTGAGAGCCATTGAATAGCCTTGTGGCAATGCTATGTCCTCATACATTGAGTCGTAGCGGCTGAACAAGGTATTTGCAAACAAGTGCATTTCGCCTTGGGATGGGCTAGGCCAAATAAATAGGTTTCCTGAGTCTGCGCCTGGGTTAAAGTAAACCGCCTTGGGCCACGGGCCACTTAGCGTCTTTAAACCAATCATTTGGTAGCTGTGCAATTCCAAAACCGACATGGGGTAGTCCAAACCACCGCCTGTAATGGGTTGACCATTGGATGTGGTGTTAACCCTGACAAAGGCAGAATCTATGCTTAAAGGCTTTTGGTAGTAAGCGGTGATTGTTGTAGATGCAACAGTCTGAGAAATGTTCAGTTGATATGTGCCTGTTTCGTTAATGTTGCCACCCGCACCCGTCAAAAACTGCGTAATCTTTGTTCCCGCTGTAATTCCTGTGCCACTTAGGGTTTGCCCTTGGGCAATAGCACCTGATGCAATAGCGGTCACGGTCAAAACATTACCCGAAATTGAGCCTGTAAAAGACGCACCGATAAAGTTCTGAGTCGATGGATTAGGGCCAATCGTGTATTGAGTTTGACCTGAAATGACGGGGCAAATGATTTCTGTGACATTGAAAACCATCATGTTTTCGTTTGACCATTGGTCAATTATGTCATTCAGCATCTCAAACGCATCAAGCGCTGCGTCAGGAGTCGGGGTTTCACCACTTTCCAATGCACCAATGTCTTTTAGCGCTCTGCTAACAATGTCATAAGGCACAGCCATAGTGATTCCTTAACTAAGTCTAAATGTGGGCGGCTTCCAAGGCAAAGCAATTTCTTGTTGTTTTTTTACCAAATCAAGCTGCTCTATTAGCCTTGATTTTATGCTACTTACACCGTCTTGGGTAGTGCCTTCGTTAATCCAATTTGCAACCATTTCCTCAGTCACTTGGGCTGTTGGAATTGTTGCCTTAGTGGGGTCAAAGTTCCAATAACCCTCGGTTTCTATTCGGTAATCGTCCTCAATTAAAGAAAGGTGATACTTAGCCTGTTGAATGGCTTGGGCATCACCCTTTAATTCGGAGATTTTCCAAATAAATCTCATGGCTCACGGGTTGTAACGGGGGCAACAACAGCTAAGAATTCTTCCATTGTGGTTGACGCTGCAATAGCTGCTTCTTTGGCATTACACTCAGCCACAAGTTTGATTCGTTCAGCCGCAATGTCAGCGGGAATGTCGATATTGCGTTCTGCCTTGCGAATAACCATCCAATCGGTGTAGCCCAACAATCCATTTGTGGTTTGCTTAATCTGAGCAATCCATTGTGACTTCAAGCCCTTAGTCGTGATTGGTTCAGTAGCACCCTCTGGTGTCTCAGTCACATCCTCCAAAGCCTTTGGTGTGTTTGTGTAAGTGCGAGTGACGACACCATTGTTAACTTGGTAGCTGTCAAAAGTTACCCAATAAAAGCGTTGGTCTTTTTGCTCACCTTCAACCACTTCTAATGCACCTTGCTCAATAGCAAATGCGTGATTAGGGTTTGATGTGTTTGGAAAGAGAATTGATAGTTCACCAACTTGGGTGACTGCATTATTGTTTACAAGTGCGTACATGATTAGTCCTTATCAA